ATCTACACCAGCTACAAATACCGATACGGCATTTTCATTCGTCTGACACTTGCGACAGGGATTCGTCTGGGCGAACTGCTTGGACTCCGCTGGGAAGATATCGACTTCGGCAAGAGAATGCTCTCTATCCGCCGTACAATAAATCGTCTGCCCAAATTGGATTACAACGGCATGGGCAATTCCACGGAGATTGTTATCCAAGAGCCAAAAACGAAAAACTCTATCCGCTCTATCCCCTTGATTCCCAATATCGCAAGCGAGTTACAACAATGGAAAAATGTACAGCAGAACGATGCCATGACAGCTGGTGTAGCCTATCAGGACTCCGGCTTTCTGGTGACAAACCCATTTGGCGGATACCTGGAACCCAGAACATTCAAGGATGCCTACGATGAGATTCTGAAAGCCTCTGGTCTTGGGCATTATACCTTTCACGCCCTCAGACATACCTTTGCCACCCGAGCCATGGAACAAGGCATGGACGCAAAAACCACTTCAATTCTGCTTGGACATTCCTCGGTTTCGTTTACGCTGGATACTTACACACACGTTCTGGACAGTCAAAAACAAGAGGAAATGAAGGTCATGGAGGAGTTCTTCACTCTGCCCGATATGCCGCAAGTGCAGTCCTATGCAATCGCAGTAACGCCAATGGCAAATGGCTTTCTGCTAAATCCTGTGGACTTTGAGGATATGAGCATTGAGGCAAACGATCTGCAATACGGCATTCAGTGTCTGCAAACCGCCATTGCCCAGAAATTAGCCACAATGTACCCGCCTACGCCGACACCTGTGAACGAGATCATTTTGCAACAGGGTGAATTTGTGGTGATTGTCAATCTATAAAGGAAATGGAGCAGGATGTGTTGTCCTGCTCCACTTTTCTTTTTTGATGTTTGGGGGTCAAATTGGGGTCAAAATCGGTTTTTCTGTAAAAAAGCAAAAAAATATAGTGCCGAAAACAACGTGTTTTCGGCACTTTTCTTGGAAACGCACGTCACAAATGATACAATGCACACCCAAAAAGCAAAGGGAGTGCGTTCTGCACCCCACACCCCTCAAATTTTCTGCACCAACTCCGTCCCATCTTTCAAAACAAACATAATTTTTCCATCTCGATGCACCACTGCTTTTTCTACAGCAGCCAGCCACAATTGTGTATCAAATTCCGGCAGCATCCCATTTTGTCCGGTCAATATTCTTTGAAAACCTTGAATCTGTTCTCGTCTTGCCAACCGCTCTGCTCGCTGTTCCTGCAGAGCGGTTTCTTGTTTCTGCAGCGGTTCGTATTGTCCCACCAGTGCCTGATACCGCTCCTCATACTTTTCCTGATCTTGCACGATTTCACTGTTCTCCCGAACATATCCCTGCACCTGTTCCGAAATCCGCATTTTCTGCGTTTCCAGTTCCTGCAATTGATACTCCAAATCCGTACAGTCTGTGAGCAGTTCCAGCATCACCTGACAGTTTTCCAGAATCGCTTTCCGCTTTTGCAGCAATTCCTGAACGGCTGCCTGAAACCGCTGCTGTATGACGCTCTCCTGCAAATGGGGTGTCTGGCATTTGCACACCCCTTGGAATTTATGATTGCACTGCCAGATCACCTGCCGATACTTGCTGTTGGAATGCCAGACCTTTGCCCCGAAGAAATTTCCGCAGTCGCCGCAGACAAGCCGGGCAGCAAATACACTTTTCCCATTGTACTGCCGCCGTAGGTTTTGCCTCCGCAGCAATTCTGCCTGTACCAGTTCAAATTCCTCCGGCACTATGATGGCAGGATGACTTTCCTCAATGTAGTATTGGGGCACTTCACCTTCGTTCACCTTAGATTTTTTGGTGAGAAAATCCACCGTAAATCTCTTTTGTAATAGAGCAGAGCCCTTGTATTTTTCATTGGTCAGAATGCTTTTCACTGTGCTGGAACACCATTGCTCCTTTCCGGCAGGTGTCGGAACGCCCTGTTCTGTCAATGTTCTCGCAATGCCAGTCGGCGTTTTCCCCTCCATAAACCAACGATAGATGTTCCGAACAATCTCCGCCTCCTCCGGCACAATTTCCGGCAAGCCATCTACTCCTTTTCGATAGCCCAGAAAATGCTTGTACGGCAGGCTGACCTTGCCGTCCGCCATTCGCTTTCGCTGTCCCCAAGTTACATTTTCCGAAATAGAACGGCTCTCCTCCTGTGCCAGACTGGACATGATGGTGATCAGCAGCTCGCCCTTGGAATCCAGCGTGTAGATGTTTTCTTTCTCAAAAAACACCTCCACGCCTTTTTCTTTCAGTTTTCGCACAGTCGTCAAAGAATCTACGGTGTTTCGTGCAAACCGGCTGACTGACTTGGTGACAATCAAATCGATCTTGCCATCCAGAGCATCTGCCACCATGCGATTAAAGCCGTCCCGATGTTTGGTATTCAGGGCAGAAATGCCCTCATCGGTGTAGACCGCAACAAACTCCCAGTCTGCCCGTTCCTGAATGTACTTGGTGTAGCGATCTACCTGTGCAGCATAAGAGGTCTGCTGTTCCTCGGAATCTGTGGAAACTCTGGCATAGGCTGCCACTCTGCGTTTCTGCACCTTGGTTTCCGGCAAATGCGTTATGGGATGAAACTTTGCCGGTATTTTTAGGACTGTCGCCATTTTTTCTGCCTCGCTTTCTCTCGCATTTCCGCCGTCCAGCTTTCCGAACGGGAACGGTCTTTCCAAGATACGGTTTGTTCCGTTCCGTCTGAAAAGCAAAATTGTAGTTCATTGGGTGCCGGAATCTGAATCTGTTCGATTCGTTCCGCAAATTGCTCCGCATCAAATTCCGATATTTCCAAAACATCACAGCAGGCAGAGAGCAGCGTATTTTCCGGAATCTGTTTTGCTGTTGGACAGTATTTTTTCCCTTTGGTGTTGTAAGTGGAACAAATCCAGACCACACCGGTCACTGTCGTTTTTCTGCGGTAATACTTGCCGCAGCAGGCACATCGTATTTTCTGCGTAAATGGATATCGGTTTGTGGTACAGGAACCGGCATATTTTTTCTGTCGTTCCGCCATTTGTTTCTGCACCGCATCAAACTGTTCCTGCGAAATGATGGCTTTATGCGAACCGGCAACGAAATACTGCGGAAGCTGTCCGATGTTAGCCACCTTTTTCTTGGTAATGTGATTTTCCCGAAAACTTTTTTGCAGCAGCAAATTTCCGGTGTACTTTTCATTGCGGAGCGTTCGCCTTACGTCCTCTGTCGTCCATGCACAGCCACGCACCGTGCATATCTGCTGTTCATTCAGCTTCTTGGCAATTGCCAGCTTACCCATACCAGACAGATAATATAGAAAAATCATTCTGACGATTTCCGCCTCCTCCAGTACGATTTCCAGTTTTCCGGACTTGGTTCGCCGATAGCCCAGCATTCGCATACTCCCGACTTTTCCCTGTTCAAAGTCCTTTCGCATCTGCCATTTTTTGTTCTCGCTGGCAGAATAGCTTTCCTCCTGTGCGTAAGATGCCAGAATGGAAAGCATCAGCTCGCCGTCTGAACTCATGGAATGAATCCGCTGTTCCTCGAAATAGACATCAACACCCAGTGTTTTCAGTTCCCGTACCGTTTCCAGCAAGGTAACCGTGTTTCGTGCAAAACGGGAAATGGACTTTGTCAGAATCAAGTCGATTTCTCCCCGCCGGCACCGGTTCAGCAGCTTTTGAAATTCAGCTCGATTTTCCTTTGTTCCCGTCAATGCCTCATCTGCATAAACACCGCAGAACAGCCACTCCGGATTGCTCTGGATCAGCTGATTGTAATAGCTGACCTGTGCCGACAGAGAATGGAGCATGGCATCCTTTCCGCTGGACACTCTGGCATAGGCTGCCGTCCGTTTCAACAGGAACGGCTTTTTCTGTGGAAATGCAACTTTTTGTATCACTCGTGCCGTGATAATCTCCCCCTTTCCGATGACATATTACCGTACGATCGGGCAGGAGTCAAGGAATATACTGCACAAAGATAAGCCGGAACGTTCGGCAATTATGGTGTTGATTTTTTGGAATTCCTCCGGCGTGACCAATCCAGCACGCATCCAGCTTTTCAAAATCGAAACTGTGGTTTGATACGTAATGATCTTATGGTAATGTTCTTTTTCCATGTGCCATTTCCTTTCTGTGCTTCCCATAGCAAAGACGGGAACAATATTTTCGGTGCGAACTGGGATAGGCAAAAAACGGCTCTTTGCAGATAGGACAGAGCTGTTGTTGTTTGCCGTTCCCCGATACAGCATGGTGATTCCACCAAGTATTATGGCATTGTGTGGAACAGAATCGTTTCGGCTTTCGGTGCGGTGTCTGCACAACAGAACGCCCACACTGCGGACAGTGTGGGCAGGATTCACTTCCTCTCTGCCGTTTGCAGAAAGAAGCAACGGTGTTGACAGACAGCCCTAATTGTGCTGCGATTTTCTTGTAGCCCAGACCGCTGCTGTGCAGCTGCCGGATCTGGTCTTTTTGTTCTGCGTTCATCCAATCACCCCAAAATTATCCCAAGAAACATAACCAGTCACAAATCGTCCCACCGGTGTTTTTCCGCAGAACTCCGGCTTTGTGGTGATCCGATAACGACCGTTCTTGCAGGCAATGCCGTCATAGAGATAGTAAGTGCCGCTGATTCTTCTGGTTACAGATGTAGTTTCTGCACTGGCGAACAAAGGTGTGTTGGCACGAATGGCGACCTTTTGTCCTTTGGTGAACTTGCTGCCATTGGTGTAGACCGCATTTCCGTTGGCATCAAATACAGAATATCCGACCTTGCAGGCTTTCTTCGCATTCTCCAAAGAGGAATACGCCCCCAGCTGCGACTTTGCATCTGCCCAAGACTTTCTCACTCGGTAAATCTGCTTTGTAGAAGGTGCAGCAGAGGAACCTGCATTTAAATAAGACTGTACCTTTTTCTTGAACTCCGCCCAATGGGGCAAAATGTACGCAGGACACATCTTGTACCGATTGTACATGGTGTTCAACTGGTCAATCGTTCCGTTTCGTCCGTCACGAACATTCAGCCAGTGGGTATGCGTGTAGAGATGATTGATGTCCAGTCCATACTGTTTCAGAAGGGCTGCTGCCAATTTCGCTGCATTGTCCTCCGACTTTTTATCAACAGAATTGTATGCAGAGGACATAATGCACTCAATGGCGATGGTTCTTCTGTTTCCGTTCCCAGAACCATCAGCGGCATGCCAGCCGCTCAGGCTGTGGGGCAGATTCTGCCATGCACAGATATTGTCAACATAATAATGGACACGCACATCCTTCATGTTGTTATTGACGGTTGCCCTTGTGTACTGTTCCGCAGGGGTCGTGCCGCTTGCTACTGTGATCCAGTCTGTGTTATGGACGGTCACACCGATGATTTTCCCCGCCATGGAAACAGAGGGCATATCGATGTGGTTGGGATTGTGTTTGGTGAGTAAATACTCGTTGATTTTTACTCCGTTCAGAGTCGTTGTTGCATCTGGTCTTAAAATCGCCATATTACTTATCCTCCTTGTCGGTCGTTTCTTCTGTTCTGCCGATTTTCGTTTGCAGAACATCAATTGCTTTTTTGATTGCAGGCGGATACGGGATCCCCATTAAACTTGTATTTTCCACAATGGAAAGCAGTTCATTCAGGCAAAAGCTGATGCAGACTGCATCTCGGATGTAGTTGGTATTCAGCAGAATATCCATCCGAACTGCAACGACGATCAGCATTAAAGTGCAGACCTTTTTCGCCAGACCGAACCAGCCGGCTTTGGAAGAAAGTCCACCGCTTTCTGTGTGTTTGGATTTTTTCATCATAGCGGTGATGATGCCGGTGAAAAAGTCGATTGCCATAAAGACGACCAGTGTCACCAGAGCGGAGTCCCAGCCGCCAAAAATGGCAGTAAAAAAGCCGCCGACCAAGCCGACAGCCACACAAATGGTATCTTTTATCATTTTCAACCCTCCAGTACTTTCAGGAATCGGATCTTCGGATGAGAATTGTTGCTTCTGCCCACCCATGCGAGGTAATATTCGCCGTCAGAAATGCCGGTGCATTCTGTGATGGTGGTGATAAAGTTGTCTGACTGCAGCCATTGGAAATCCAGAGAAACCGCACGATTTGCATCGATCTCTGTGTTTACATACACACCAATAGGAATGTCGATCTTCTGCGGTTTCTGCACCAGATACAAACTCCCGGCTTCGCTGGAACCCGACTGATAGGACATCACGATTTCAGCGTTTTTCGTCAAGGACAGAGACTTTGTACAAACGGTCAAGACCGACTTATCCCAGTTAAAACACGCCTGCGAGTAGGACAGCACAAAATCATTTGCTGCACTGCAAAACTGCGGATAGGCAGCCAGAAAATCTGTCATTGTCTGATACCCGCCGTCCAGAATCATACTGAGATTTGATGCATAGGTCGAAATGGCATTCTGCCCGGACTGAAACAGGACGGTGTAATTTCTGCCGCTTGTCAGATTATCGATTTGCTTTTGCAGGCTCTCCAAAGTACGTTCTGTCTTTTCTGAATAGACTGTAACCTTTGTGCTAAGCCCATTGATTTGTGTGCCAAAGCCATCCCATTGTGCGATTTTAGCGGCAGTGATCTGATCCAATGCGGATTGATTTTCGTGGGTATGTGCCTTTTCATTCAGTGCTGCAATGGCTTCCCGGAATGTTTGGATATTGTAAGTTGTATCATCCTCGAATTCCTGAAGAGCACGCAGCAAGGAAAGTTCATCTGCCGTCAAATCATCTAAAACATTCAGATTTTTATGAACATGTACCTGCTGTAAAAGAGGTTGAACCGCAGCTTGAATCAGTGCTTTTACGGCATCGGTATCTGGATAATTTGTCAAATCCGGAGAAACGCCGTCCTTTCCGTCACGCCCATCTTTTCCCGGTAAGCCGTCTTTCCCATTTGTGCCATCCTTCCCGGGCAAACCATCTGCACCATCTTTTCCATCAATACCGTCCCTGCCTTTCAAACTCTCCAGCCATTCTGCAACTGTCCCCACAAAACCGTTTTCTAAGGCAATTTCATAAGCAGAACGACCGTCTTTTCCGTTTGCCCCGGTTTGCATCTCGGAAAGCTTTTTCAAAAGCTGCGTATACAGATCCGGCGTCGGCGGAATTGGCGTATCCCCATCTGCAACAAACCCAGATGATCGAATGTGCAGTGTGACAGGAACCGTGGTTGCTCGAACCGTGGTATCGCTTTCCGCATCGTAGCCGAACAAACTCATCTTCACCGCACCGGGATGCAGTTCAGACGGCAGCAAACAGGTTGTTCCATCTATGCCAAGCACCAAATTGTATGTTTCCTCACACTGCGTGAACTGCACCACTTTGTGCAGCGTTTTCCAAGCTCCATCGAACACGAACTTTACCGAAACAAATGCGATCTGGTCAGAGGCAATGACCTCTCGTTCCAGTGCTTCGATTTTTTGCTGTTTCACTAAAAATTTCATCATCCGTTTTTCACCTCGTTCCACACATTATTTTCAGGATCATATTCCAAGTAGCCGTCTATGCACTGGATTTTTTGCAGATAGTCATTGTAAAAATGTTCTCCGGAGGACATCCAGTTGACCGGCTTGGTGATGGCGTTCCACTGAGCGATCGTTCCTTCATATGTGATGGCTGTTAGACTTTCACAGTATGTCAGCATATTTTCCCCAAAGGTTCTGCAATTCGCAGAAATGGTAAGGCTGGACAATGCTGTACATCTTGTAAACGCAAAAGCACCAATGGAATCACACGCAACACGAGCAGTCTTCAGCTTTGCACAGCCGCTAAAAGCATACTTTCCCCACGTTTTCACGCTGGCAGGCACAGTAACTTCTGCAATGGCAGTGTGATAAAATGCGTACGACTGGATCGCAGTAACCGCCTGCGGAATGGTAACGGAAGTCAGACCAGCGGTATAGCCGATTGCAGCATCTTCCTGTGCAAAAGCAGAATCGCCAATGCTGGTCAGTGTAGCCGGCAGAGATACCGTTTTCGCATTGGCACAATGATAAAACAAACGGTCACCCAGACCAGTAATGCCATTGCTGAGTACAATTTCTTTGATCTTGTCGTTTTGATAGAATACCGAATCGCGAGAAGTATAATCGTAGGTTGCACCCGTGCCACGCAGCAGCAGTTTGCCATTGTCATAGAGAACATAGTAGATGTTTTCACCGCACTGTCCGGTCGCTAGGATTTCGCCTGCGGTCAAGTCATCCACCTTGGTTTGCAGTTCGGAAATCTGACTGTTCATTGCATCCAGACGCTTTTGCAGTTCGTCCAGCGTGGCATTCGTCTTTGCCATTTCGACAAGCATCTCCGTCACTCTGCACTTGCCAAGAATACACTTGCAGTAACCGCATTTACTCTCATCTGCACGGCAGTCTGTCAGGTCAGAATCCAGAATAGCTGTCGTTCCAGCACGCAGTCTTACAACTGCTAAAGTCAGATAAGTCGTCACATTGTTGTTGGTAAAGGCGGGAATGGTTGGACTGGTGGCTGCTGTACCTGCCAGAATACGAATCCCACAGGTACGAGTAGAACGATCACAATAGATCCCGATTGCTACATAACGATTCAGAGATTCATCTACATAAGAAGAAAGGTCGATGGTATGCAGGGTATCACTGATAAAATAATGACCATCGATCCACGCCTTGCCCGTGCCAAATGTAATGGCTAAATTTTTAATTGTTGGTGCAAAACACTGCCGGTAAGTATCCAGAATCCCGTTGCAAATCAAACTGGACAGATATGCAGTAAAATCCTCTGCGGTATACACCCGGTCAAGGTTTTGTGCGTTAAAAAAGCCGTAGGAAAAAGACATATGAATATCACTCCGTTTCTTTGAAAGTCGGTGTCAGACTTCTGCCGTTCTGGTCGAAACTCTCCACCATGCCGATCAGCTGGATTCGAGGCTGAATCAAGCCAAAGCGTTTCTGTTCCATGGTTACATAGTCGCCCACAAAGTAATCCTTGTTGTACTGATACTGGGTCGAAAAAGCAGCGATGGCAGATTCCGATGCCGTTTTTGGCTGCACCAGATGTTCCGCACCGCTGCTTTTCAAGATTTCCAGATATTCCGCATCCGTCACATCTTCTTCCTGTGTGGTGTTTCGCTCGTCCACATAGACCTCATAGCGGTCAAGATAGGTCGGCTCTATACCGGAACAGAAGGTGGTTCGCTTTCTGGCATTTCCTTCGCCGCAGCCCAGCACATAGGCAAAGTTTTTCTGCACCGCATCGTCCGCCGCATAGGAGAATGACAGCAGGTTGTTGTACGCATCAGAGAATACGATATGAGGATTGCCGTCCTGCAACAAACTGCGGTCTGTTCCGGAAAACAGGTCGCATTTCAGTGCATTTCTATCCAGCCGCACATTTGCTGAACCGCCAATGGTTTCACAGAGGCTGTACAGCCATTCCAGAATATTGTCATAGCTGACCTGCATTCGTGCGGTGTTCTGCCAGCAGTCACCGGAAACCGTACCCATGGAAAAACCGGGCAGATTGCGGATTCCGGCAGAGATGACATTGCGGGACAGCACCTTGCGGACGATGTCCTCATAGCTGCCGTTTGCGGTGATGGTGGGATAGATGATTCTTCGTTCCAGCAGGCAGGCAAGAAACCGTCCGGTGACTGTCAGGTAATCGCCCTTTTCGGCATCCGTCTCCAATTGCAGAGATTCAATGATGCCGAAGTGCTGTGCATCATCGCTCCTCGCCACAATTCTGCCACGCTGAAAGATGGATACATTCTGCGGACTGGAAGCGATATACACCTCAAAACAGCCGCACTGGTAGAATTCAATATCCCACAGGAGAGAAGAATAGCTGTCACAGATTGCTTCCAGTGACACAGAAATCTGATCTTTCAAAGCTATCAAGCTGTAAATTTCCAACTGCATTTCTCACACTCCCAGATAAGAATTGCGGTGCATCAAAGTTACACGCAGTTTTTTCACACCACGAACTGCCTCGACCCGAAAGATATTCGTGCCTTCTTTCAAGGTCAGCCAAGTGGAACCGGAAACCAGCCGGTTCAGGATGTTGCTGTCCACACCATTGCGTGTCAGCGTAACGGTCTTGTTTCCGGTTTTCGTGGTAACCGTAATGACATCGCCGGTCAAAATATCGCCTTTGATTTGCAGATATTCTCCGTTTTCGTTGTAGATGGTCGGTGTCACGGCAACCACTTCCTGCGGAATATCACTGGGCAGTGCCTCAATCCGCAGCGTGAATCCGATTTCATCCCCGTCATTGGTGATAGAGAACAGGTTGCTGTTGGAATACACGCCCAAAGGAAACGGGTCATCACTTTCTGGAAAAGGAAAGTGAAATGCTCCGGTGATGCCGCTGTAATAGGCATAGAAAATATCCCGACTGTACCAGTAAATGTCCGGACAGAGAATGGAGATCTGTCCGCTGATCTGCTGCTCAAAATGCTCTACCTCACAGGTTTCTACATACCCTTCTGCATACACATCGATACTTGCTGTCTTGTACCAGATCTTGATGTACCGAGAAGGCTTGACCACACGATACAGGCGATGCCTTCTTTTCTCGATCCCAATGCCACGCATGGCAAAGGAAATGACTACGTTTCGCTTTTCGATGAAGGCGTTATTCAGATAGCTGCCGTTCATGCCTGCATAGGAAGAAGTAGAAATCGTTCCGGCAGGCGGATTCAGACCTTCGATTTTGGAGGTCATGTATTGGTTGGCGGTGGCGGTCATATCTAATCGTTCACCGTTTTCATTTTCTAAAACCAGAGAAAAATACATTACACACCCTCCATTACACATTCAACGCATTCCGTGTCAACCGATAAATCTCCAGCCGTGACAATGCCTTCGGACTATTATTTGTCTGATTCACTGTGCGGCTGTTGTCGTTGTTATAGT